TCAGCCTGGGGCTTTTCGCGCGTCGCTTCGGGCGCGTAACGATATCAAGTTCCTTTATAACCATGAGACCGGCGCTGTGCTCGGTTCAACTAGGGCGGGCACTTTGACGTTAACCGAGGATGAGCGGGGGCTCCGGGTGTCTGGCCTTTTGCCGAACACAACTCACGGCCGTGATGCTGCCGAGTTGGTCAAGCGTGGCGACGTATCAGCTTTTTCGTTTGGTTTCTCTATGCCTGCTCGGGGCGGGGATTCTTGGAACGCTGAGGGGACGGAGCGGATGCTGAAGTCTGTCAGGTTGCACGAGGTTTCCTTGGTGGCTTTCCCTGCGTATCCTGAAACGGCGGGGACGGCTACTGTGCGCGGTCTGGACCGTGTTGCGCAACGCGCATCTGTTGATGCTGATGCGCTTGCCGATGCTTTGCTGAAGATTGAGAACGGTGACGATATCACTTCTGATGATCGGCAGCTGCTCGAGAAGGTCTTATCGGAGCTGGCCCCGGAACCTGAGGCCGTGGACGCTGGGCCCGATTTGAGTATGGAGATGCTGGCTTTGAAGAAGAAGAAGCTTGCTTTATTGATGGGACTGTAATGGCTACTTATGATGATGTCAAAAAAACTATTTTGCGTGTTGCTGGTGATCCTGTTTCCGGTCCTGTAAAGGATTTGGCGGATGACTGGGCGCGTGCGATTGTTGCGCTCGATGCTGAGCCGGCTAAAGAAACCCGAGTGCTGAAGGCTTCTGAGAAGCGCTAGAAACGGGTTCTCCCCCACCGCTTTATCCCTTTTGGCGGTGGGGGTTTTCTTTTTGGGATCACAAAAAGCTGACATAACACGACGCGCTTTTGTTATCCTGGATAAGGGGCCGGACGGTTTCGACGGCAGATGATCCCCGCATGCGGCCGTCTGTCGGACTGGGGTTCAATTCCCCACGGCTCCACGAAGCTCACCGCATGGCGCGTTTTATACTGAAGGTATCCGGTATGCGTCAACGCCCCGGTTAATGGTTTGCGTCAACGCGATCATGCTATTCATATTCATTCAAATTAAGGAGACATTTTCATGTCTGAGTTTGTTAAGCGTCAGGAAGAGCTCCGCTCAAACCTGACCATGCAGATCCGCGAAGTCATCGACGGAGCAGAATCTGAAGGCCGCGGTTTAGACCAGGCCGAGCTGACCAAAATTGACCGCATCGAGGCTGACATTGATTCCGCTTCGCGCTCCATCGAGGTTGCTTCCAAGTCCGAAGTTCGTGCTGCTGAAGTTGCTGAGGCTTCACGTAGTTTCGCTCCCGTTGAGGAATCCCGCGGCGCAGCCGATGTTTTCCGTGCAATGGCTAAGGGTGAAATCCGTGGACATGACTTCACGATGGAACAGCGTGCAACGCTCGTTCCTTCTGCGAACACTGTTCCCGTTAGCTTCCTTGACCGCGTTTACGCGCTTGCTAAACTGGTTGGCCCTTACCTGGAGACCTCTGAGGTGTTCCAGCGTGACTCTGGGAACGACCTTCGTATCCCCGTGATGACCGCTTACAGCACCGCAACGGAAACCGCTGCCGGTGGAGCAATGGATGAGTCTGAGAACACTTATGGTTCTTTGCTTCTTCAGCCAGCCAAGCAGGGCTTCATTGTGAAGCTCGCTAACGAACTGATTAGCGATGCCGGATTCGATATCGAGTCCTCTATTGCCGAGAACGCTGGTGTCGCTATCGGAACCCGCGTTAACGTCATTGTGAACGCAGCTGTCGAAGCTGTTGCTGGTGCCGGTGTAACCGCTGCCTCCGCAACGGAAATCACCACCGATGAACTGATTGAGCTTGCTTTCTCGGTTGATGGTATGGCTCGCATGCTTCCTGGTGCAGGCTTCATGGTGAGCACTGCAACTCTCGCTAAAATCCGCAAGCTTAAGGATGGTAACGGCGCTTACATTCTTGACCCCGTAGTTGGAGGCCCAGACTTGCTTCTTGGCTACCCAATCTACGAGAATCCTGCTGTGGATGCTCCTACGACTGGTAACAAGTCTGTACTGTTTGGTCACTGGCCTTCGGTAAAGATTGCAACTACTGGTTTGGAAACCTCCGTCTCGAGCGATGCTTACTTCGCTAATGACATCACCGGCTACCGCTTCACTTACCGTGTTGCTGCTGGTGTTGCGAACGGTGCAAACCACATCAAGTACCTGGCTCAGGCCTAAGCCAGTCGGTTCCCAAGCTGGAAGCCCTCGCCGTGTTGTAGGTTCACGGTGGGGGCTTCCTCTTTGTGTCGGTAACGGGTGAGAGCCCACAAGGTAGAATAGAACCGGAGGGTTTTCATGGCTATTTCTAATGGGTACGCGACGCTCGATGATGTCAAAGCGGCGGCTAGGGTGACGGATAATTTTGATGATGGTTTGTTTGAGGTGGCCATCGAGTCAGCTTCACGCGATATCGATGCCTATTGCGAACGGGTTTTCTATAACGCTGGAAGCCTGACGCGGGTTTATATTCCAACCGACATTTACCGGCTCGAAACAGACGACCTGGTTTCTGTCACAACTATCAAATCTGACACGAATGGGGACGGCGGGTTTAATGAAACCTGGGCCGCGACTGATTACCAGCTGGAGCCTTTGAATGGGATCGCTGGCGGTATTGCTACTCCGTACACTCGTATTCGGGCTGTGGGGGACCTCTTGTGGCCGGTCTATGAGCCGAGGGATATCAATGCTGGGCAGGCTTCGGTGGAAGTCACTGGGGTCTTTGGTTTCGCTTCCATTCCTATCGCAATCAAGCAGGCCACTATCATCGCTTCACTCCGCGCCTATAAGCGGTACGAATCCCCGACCGGGGTGCTCGGGTTCTCAGACGTTGGAGTGGTCAGAATCGGCCGCACAGATCCTGATGTTCAACGGCTCATTGACCCTTACCGGAAGTTTTTGCTGGCATGAGCATCACTGCTATCCGCACGGAGCTCGCTAACAACATCGGCAGCATTTCTGGTATTCGCACCTACGCTGATATTCCGGACAATCCTGCGATGCCTGCGGCTGTGGTAACTCTTGCCAACGTGGTTTATGGGCGAGCCTTCCAGCGGGGTTTGACGGAGTACAACTTTGTAATCACTGTTATCTTTGGGCGGATTGCTACAACTTCGGCGCAGAGGAATCTTGACGCGCTGATTAGCACGGATGCTCGGTCTTTGAAGGCTGCGGTCGAGGCGGATAAAACTTTGGACGGCAATGCTTTTGACACTCGGGTTACTGAAATGACTAACGTCCAATCGGCTACAATTGGAGACATAACCTATTTGACAGCGGATTTCGCTGTTACTGTTTACGCGGACTAATAAGGAGAAAAAAGTGGCCAAGTTTGTTGCTACTGATTACAACGTCACGATTGACGGCACCGACTTCAGCTCAAGCATCGCTGCGGTCACTTTCGACATCACTGCCGCCGAGCAGGAGGTCACGGCCTTTGGGGATACTTATGTCCAAAGAATCGCGGGCTTGAAGGATGCGAGCATTTCGATTGATTTCCACCAGGACTTCGGGGCTTCGTCTGTGGACACGACCCTCTTTCCTTTGCTGGGGACTGCCGTCGAGGTCGTAGCGCTCCCACAGGGTGGTACGGTTTCTGCCACGAATCCTTCGTATACCGGGACTTTTTTGTGCACCCAGTATTCCCCGCTGACTTCCTCGGTCGGCGATTTGGCTACGCTTTCGATTTCTTGGCCGCTGGCTTCGGGTGTCATTACGAGAGCAACTTCGTAGACCATGAATCCCATCAACCTACAAGTTCAGTTCCTCGACGACTCCACAGCTGATTGTGTTGCGATTGCTGCTGACCTGATTGCTTTCGAGTCCCATTTCGATTTGAGTGTGGCTCGCCTCGAAAAGGAGATTCGGCTTACTCACCTGTTTTTTTTGGCATGGCATGTGCAGAAACGCACAGGCTTGACTACGGAAACTTTCGAGAAGTGGATTGAGTCTGTTTCGATTGTGTCTGAAGGTTTGTCCTCAAAAAAATAAAGGGGCTGGGCGAGACTAGCCTTCACTGGGAAATTGCCGCGCTCTCTGTGGAGACGGGAATCAGCCCGCGTGAGCTCATGGAGCTCGAGCCGCGCATGCTCTGGACCATGGCCCGTTATATCATTGCCCGCTCGCAAGCCCAGAACGGCAAGCGGGGGCGGAAGTAGAATAGAGGTATCATGCCCGCTGCCTTCACTCTCAAGCCCCAGGATTATTCGGCCCTTCTCCGGGAGCTGAAGGATATCGAGCCCGGTCTTGTTAACGAGTTTAAGAAGGAATTCCGATCTGATTTGCAGCCGGTTGCGAAAAAGTTGGCGGGCAATATTCCGCCGACGAGTCCTTTGTCGGGTTTTACGAAACGGCACGGCGGGGAGCTCCCTTACCTGTGGCGGAAACCTAACCCGAGCATTGTCGTTGCGGGGCGTGCTGGGCGTGCCAGAAAGCAGAAGCTTGTTTCTGTGCAGTTCAAGCAGCCCGCTTTTGCCATCCTGGAGCTTGCTGGCACTGCGAATAAGGGCAAGGACAAGGGCGGAATGACCCAGCGTGGACTGAACATGGTCCAGGGGTTGCGCACTAAGGGTTATGATTTGGGCGATCGTGGGCGGTGGGTTATCCCGCAGTGGTACAAAGAAGAGGGCAATGTGCGAGCAATCGCTTTGCGCATCATGGATAAGTATGGCCAAAAGGTGAGCCGTAAATTGAAGGGCGGGCGCTAATGGCTATTAGTTTACCGGTTGTTTCCAGCTTTGATCCTAAAGGGTTGCGGCAGGCGCGGGAGGGGCTGGAAAGTTTTGGCGCAAAGTCTGGGGAGGTCGCGGGCGCGGTAGGAAAAGCTTTCGGTGTTATGGCGGTGGCTGCTGGTGCGGCGGCGGCGGGCCTGCTTGTTGCTTCAGTTAAAGCGTTTGGGGAACTTGAGCAGAATCTTGGGGGCTCGGAAGCTGTTTTCGGCGGTTTTGCACTGGATGTTCAAGATACAGCAATCCAAGCTTACAAGAATATGGGGATTTCACAGTCGGCTTATCTGGCTACAGCTAACAAGATGGGTGCTTTATTCCAGGGTTCGGGTATTGAACAGGCTGACGCTCTTAGAATGACCGAGGATGCGATGCAGCGGGCGGCTGACATGGCTTCAGTTATGGGTATTGACATGAGCGTCGCAATGGATTCGGTGGCGGGCGCCGCCAAGGGCAACTTCTCCATGATGGACAATCTTGGTGTGGCTATGAACGCCACGTCGATTGAGGCTTTCGCGGCAAGTAAGGGCATTACGGACTTTTCGTTTGCGACCGCTTCCGCTGCTGACAAAGCCGACATGGCGATGCAAATGTTTCTGGAAAACACGTCCCAATATGCGGGCAACTTTGCGAAAGAGGCGACAGAAACAATAACGGGTTCGCTGGGCATGTTGAAGGCAGCATCTAGCTCTCTGCTTGCGGGGTTGGGTGACGCGAACGCTGACGTGGCACTGTTGGCCGACAATGTGGTGACGTCGTTCGAGGCTGTTGTAAAAAACGTTGTACCCATTGTCGAGAACATTGCTAACGCATTGCCGGAAGCGCTTGGTGCTATGGTAAATGCGGTTGGCCCGCTTATTGGGTCAATCGGTGGGGTGATTATTGGTTTGGTGCCCACAATTCTTGACGCAGCAGTGCAGTTGGCTGATGCGTTGTTGCGTGGTATCGCCGAAACCTTGCCCGAACTTATGACCATGATCCCCCAAGTCATAACCTCTACGGTTGACTCACTTTTTGAGCTTTTGCCTGTGTTGATTCAGGCCGGTGTTGACACTGTTCTAGCCCTGGCTAAGGGAATTGTTCAAGCTTTGCCCGAGCTGATTCCGCAGCTTGTCAATGGTTTGCTCTCAACCGTTGATGCCCTCATTGATGCTTTGCCCGTACTGCTTGAGGCGGGCCTAAAAATTGTGACCGCGTTGATGGACGGAATACTAGAGTCTATCCCGGTGTTAATTGGCGCTTTGCCCGAACTTATAGCTTCCATCCTCGGCTTTATCAATAGTTCGGTGCCGATGCTAATTGAATCCGGGTTGAATTTGTTTTTGGCGATTGTAGGTGCTTTGCCGCAAATTATTACCGGCATTGTTGGTGCTATCCCTCAAATTATTGAGGGTGTACTATCGGCTGTCCTGGGTTCTCTGCCGCAGCTTATTTTGGCTGGTCTTGAATTGTTTATTGCTCTTGTTGCGGCTTTGCCGGAAATTATTACTGCCATTGTTGCGGCAATCCCAGAGATTATTGCAGCGGTTGTGGAGGCGATTATTGAATCAATGCCAGAGATTATTGCTGCCGGTAGCGACCTGATTAAAGGCATTTGGCAGGGGATTAAAGATATGGCGGGTTGGTTGCGGGACAAGATGAGTGGGTTTTTTGGTGGGGTACTTAAAGACATAAAAAACTTTTTTGGTATCAAGTCGCCCTCTACAGTGTTTGCCGAAATGGGTAAAAACCTCGGGCAGGGAATGGCTGAAGGAATTGTGGGCTCGACGAAAGATGTTGAGAAGGCGATGGATGCAATGATGGCGGCGGGTTCGGTAACACTTCCATCTATGGAAGCGATGATGGCGGTGCCCTCAATGGGTGCGGTAATGGCGGTGCCTTCAATGGATGCGGTGGGTGTTCCCTTTGCGGGTAGGGGCCGGGCTGCTAGCGGACGGTCTGCGGGGG